CTCAAACTTATCTGACTCTGGTATCCTTATTACTACCTTCAGCCCATTACCAGATGGGGAGGTAAATAACATATATACATACGGGCACTCCATGAGCCGTTTACGTTCCTCCTGCTGTACCTTCTCGTTGGGGTACTTATCAAAGTCCAGGATACATAATCCAGAATGGTTTACCAGGCCATCATCCTTCCGTTCATTGAAGGTACCATTAAACATTATGGCCATGAGCTGGTTCTTGCTTTCAGGATCTCCAGACCTTACCCGTTTAATTTTGGTAATTATATCAGGATTGCCTTGCTTAATACGGTTGAATACTTCTAGAGCTGTGAGCTTGAATGGTGTTTCCTTACTATTGAATAGGCTTCGGAAAACTGAAATTGTGGGGTTATACATGGTACAAATATAATTAATGACACAATACTGCCGACAAATGTCGATAAATTTTTTTTATCGTCATGGCTAAAACTCAATACAGGATTACGTTTCAGCGATTTCATGACGATATGACGATAAATTTGCAAAAGTTTTAAAAAAAAAGTTACTCATATCTTAAGGGGGGTATATAAAGAGAATTGGCACATCGTCATGCTGTCATGACAAAAAAAGGGAGCCTTGACTCCCTTCAATTATAACCCACATTATAATTATGATGGGGTAAATATACGGCCAATTTCCTCACGTTGCATGACTTGTTCAATAGATGTTAACATCTTTGGAGAAAAAACACCGGTAATGGTGAGCCTTACCTCCTGATCATCCAGGTGCATTACCTTCACATCATAGCTATTAACATCCTCTCTGCTGTGGCTAATAAGCTCAGGCAATGGATAGACAGCCCTGAGGTAATAAGGGTCTTTTTTCTTCCACCAGTACTCATGCTCCCGTATGCCGTGAATTACACTAGCATGGTTTTTTCCAAACATCCTGCCGATCATTGTGGTAGATAGGTGCCTACGTTTATGCAGAAAATTGTACAGGAAAAAACGTTTAAAGGCTATCTCTGGGGTGCGTTTTGGTACATTCAATTGATACTCCTCAATGATATCAATTATATCCTGATTTAGGTCTGTTGCTGTTTTATATCTCTCTTCGTTCATAGCTTCTCAATTTTATACCCCCATTCCTGGTATGCTTGTAATGTATCTAATTCCTCAATATCCTCTGGCTTATATGACCAATTCAATTGGTATAGCAGTCCATCCTCACCTTGGCCCATATAGCACCAGGTGCCACCTTCTGGCTCCATAATATCTGGTAGCCACATTCTGTAATAATTTATATAGTTCATTGTAAAAAGTTTTTTAAACGTTCAAAAAAATCCACCTTATATAATAACCTTCTCCCATCCTTTCCTGCTTCATAATCATCCACATCCAGGTTCCATTTAATCCAGTTCAGATCCTTCTCAATCTGGCTCTTGCAATAGTTGCTGTCCATTGATCTATTAATATAGGCCTGGATGTCTTTGATCTTATGATATTTTAAATCATTCATTAGCTGAATAATTAGATAGCATCTCTTTAATTTATAGCTTGTCATAGCTTCTCAATTATAAAATGGCCTAATCTATGGGTGCCTAATCGGTAAAGCTCTCTGGCTTTCCAGTTTGCGAGGGCTTCACTTGGGAAGTAGTAACTCTCTCTGAGGCTTCCGCCTGCATAGTATAACAATCTAAACATTCGTATTTGGTTTTTAAAATTTGTAAATAAAGTTCTATATCAAATGAGCCCCCCCTGTCATGGGGTAGGCTCTGCTTCCGCCACCATCTGGCCATCTCGTATAAATTCATAGGCCGCAAGTCCAGTGTTCATCCCACTCATGCACTCTTGATCCATTGTCGTAGCGGATACCTTGCTCATTGATAAGCTCCTGAAGCCAATAGTTAAGGCCTTCCATCTGTACATCATTCAAGGTATAGTCATCACCTTCTGATGTGCGTGCCTCCACATCATATATATCAAAGGTCTCATCTCTGAACATTCTGAATTTAAAATCTCCACAATAATTAAAGATCTCGAATTCAGCTTGAAATTCATTTCTTTCGCTATCGTCTGTTATATTGATCCACATATCGAAAAAATTAAAGAGTAATACATTACGGCTGTCATGCCGACTAATACGATAAAGCTAAGTAAGCTGTTTACATAGGGGTCTTTCATAATTCAGTTATTAAATAGTTAGATAAATCATTTACATTCGAGTTCGCAAATAATAGTTCTGCGTAAAGTCGGCAATCTTCCAAATTGTATTGCTCGGTTAATGAAGTCCAAAGTTCGTTACCATCTTTGTCTAAAAATTCAATTTTAAAAGTTTTCATAATCATTTTTTTTATGGGTTTTGTGCCTTATTGACCTTACAAAGGTAACTAACATTTTCATATATGCAATAGCTTATGCACATTTTTTACATTTTTTAACAAATTATTTTTGAAACCCTTATAAAATAAAGGAATTAGCTAGAAAATATTTTTCTTTTTTCTGTAGATGTACTCCTGATATTTACTAAATACCAGTTGACTGAGCTTATTGTAGCTGTTGCAGTCCTTACATTTTACCCAATGGTGCACGGTGCCTGCTCTGGTTACTACCTTCTTATTATATTGGTAGTTAGTTCCTCCACATTCTACACATTCATACCTATCACCTCCATGCTGTACTGCATAATTGTGCTGAGGTAATGTATATCCTTGTATCTTATTATATACCTTCTCTAATACCTCCACATCCATCTTGCAATAGGCCACCATCTTATCCAGGGCCTGCTGATCTTTACGAAATACTATATCTTTCCATAGATCTAAGCCTCCCGTTTCCATCTTTGCCCCTACCTGTAGAAACTTAGCAATATAATCTAGCTTATTGCTATTGAAATTAAAGTACTTTTTAGCCAATTTAAGGGTATCAATTGTTTTCGGATGAGGCATAACATCAATGCCATGTATTAACGCTCTTGTGCGTATCCATTTAAGGTCGAATCTATCCCCATTATGTGCTACTATCTCATCAGCTTGAGCCAATAGTTTGGTAAATTCCTTCAGCATGGCCTTATCGCTCTGGTTCTTTGACCAGGTTAAGCTATGGATATCCTCCTCACCTTCCCATTTATAACATATACAAATGATGGCCCTCTCATGGATAATATCCTGAGGATTTATATTGATGTTGTAGCCAGTACGCCAAAACACTCCAACATTGAATGATGTCTCAATGTCGTAAAAAAGCCGTTTTCTTGTCATAATTTACGCCACAGGGCAAACCTATCTAATAGGCCACCTTGTAATAGATAAGGTATTATTAATCCTAAGATGAGGCCAATAACAAATGGCCACCATCTGGTGCGGTATTTTACCTCCTTAGTTGCCTTAGCTACCTTGGCCTGCTCTCTTATCACCTTTACCTCAGTAGCTCCTTTGATTTTCTCAATCTTTACCCTCTCTTTATATTCAATACGGGTTTGCCATCTCGTTTTAGGAATCTCTACGATTTGATTTTGGTAACGTATTACCGTATCGCGATATGAGATAACTTTTTCCCATACTATGGTATCATTAACAATAACAGGGAAGCTATCCACCTTCAGCACCTGGATAGTATCACTACCCTGCTCAAATTTTAACCCATTCTCAATTGCCTTTCTTAAATGGTATTGTACTTTTAATTCTTTTGAACACGAATAGGCCGTAATGACAATAATAATTATTAATAATAACCTCATAATTCTAGTAATGTGTAAGAGAATTTATTGCCGTGTATTTTCGCCGCTTTCTTACATATAAACATAAACGTTTCGAAGTCTTTTACGCGTTTAAAAACTTGACATCCTTCTGACCAATTTTCTACCCAAGTACTGTCAATACCTGCTTTATGTATATTAATGCCGAAAATTCCTGTATCTATAATTTTTTGATCAAAAACTAAATCGCGATTTGCATCTCTCCAAACATTAACAACTCCTAAACGTTGACAAAGAGCGTCGTACTTTCCTTGATGTTTGTCAATCATCCATGCACCTCTATATTGACCAGGAACTAATCGAGCAACTCCTTTTTTATTATGAAATTTTTCAACGCCTTTTTTGCCAGGATCTGTAGTCGCATTCCAACAAAAGAAATTCCAGTTACCTAAAGAATCTTTGTAACTAATCGTAATATGATCATCAAAAACATTTGTTACCTTATTAGCTACACTAGGTGAATTATTTCTAACCCCTACTATATTAACGTCGTACCCTTTATTTGAATTATCTTCAAACCATTTGTAGCCCTTATCTTTAACGGCTTTTTCAATTTGTTCGCGTGTGTACATAATTTAATTTTTAAACTCCGTAAGGTCGTTTTTTGTCCTAGTTAAAAACTCCTTAAATGATTTAAGCACGTTCTTTCCGGTGACATCTTCGTAAGATTCGTTTATAGACTTAATTTCGATAAAAGTACAAAAGAAGGTAAACGCCTTGGTTAAGACCAAGTGAACGCTTACGAAAAGACCCAATATATCAGCTAATAAATACTTTTCTAAAAAGTAAACGGATACAATAGCCCCTGCGTAAAGAAAACTTTTAGAAGCCGTGTTACTTAAACGCCTTGACCTAAAAGACTTCCAACCATATAAACTTACACTTCGCCAAACTCCGAAAAACATATCTAAAATAATAAACCCAACGGCAATTAAAACCATAGGCTTAACTGGTGCTAAAATAGATAGTATCGAAAGTAGGAAAAGTGATAGTTTAGTTTTCATCTGTGTAGTTCCAATGGGCTAATAATTGGTAAGTAATGTATGCGCAAAATGTCGCGCTGAATAGTTTTTGGTAAATTGGTATTTGATCAAACATTGAAAATAAAAAACCAGCATAACCGCAAATATAGTATATAAGTCCTAATCCTTGAAGATGATCTAATTTTTTCACTGACCTCGTAAATTAGTGTTAGGAGACCAACTAATTGTACAGATAGAACCCCAACCAAATATGTTTTTAGGGGCTTGCCCCCATCCAACTACATTATTAACCGCGCCTTGACCCCATGTATTCATTTTGTTTGTTTTTCAAGTTTAATTAATAACTTTTTAAGCTTAATAATGTTTTGTTTTTTAGGTACATAGATCTTTTTCATAAATACCAACCTGTGTATGTTGTTGAATCTGATGAAGGGTAAACGTCTCCGTTACTATTAGTAGTATATTCTGGGAATAACGCATTGTTGAAACTCATATAATCTATGAATCTTTCCGTATAATAAACCGCTAATTGTCTTTGTTTTTCTATCAAAAAGTCCACTTCGTTTTTATCTACGTTAGTTGCATTCTCAGAACTATGTTTAAAGATACCTTTATTCGCTATTGTGTACGCCTGAAATGGTAGAAATTCAACCATAGCCCAATGTATTAGCATAGGCTTTAAGTATGTTTCGACTAGATTTAAATAAGGATTTGCAAGTGTACTATTTAAAATGTCAGTTTTAATTTTATCTAATAGATCAGTTCGTGTATAATTTTGTATATGGATGTCCTGAGCTACTTTAATCCACTGAATAAATG